GGGATACGACCGCTTCCCCGATGCCGTCGCCGTGGACCGCTGGGCCGCACGCATCGCGCTGGGCACCGACGACAAGAACGTGGCCAGCAAGATACTGGACCGCGCCGGAGGGTATGAGGCGCTGGCCGACGCGTACCGAGATGCCGCACGGCAGTTGGGGATTCCGCCCTCTGAGCTACAGGCTGTAACGTGGGTCCACGCGGTCCCGGCCGATGCGGTGGTGCGGGCATTCAAGGAGGCGGGCGAATGGCACTTCTGACTTTCGTGGCAGCGTTGAAAGATGCACCGGAGCAAGAGTTTTCAAACCCCTACGACGCGATGATGGTGTTAATAGGAACTGAGGGAGAGGCCGACGTGTACGCGGACGTGGACGGCAAGCGAGAAGCGTTGCTACACAGGGACGCTGACGGCACCTGGTCGGAGGTGAAGTGATGCTACTCGGACCCGCCGACAAGCGCCAGCTACAGCACACCTTCGGATTCGTCCTCAACCAGATTCTCGACGGCACACTGCAATCCGCGCCGGAGGGCAACGGGCTGGACGAGCAGACCAACGCCGCACTCAACGACCTCGCGGCGAACATGGACAAGCGGGCGCAGAAAACGCTGGCGGCATACGAGGCTTTCGGGGCTCAACTGTCCGGCGCGCACGCCGACGCGGCGCAGCAAGACTTCCTGAAACTGCTTGGGCCGTAACGCTTACCCTCCCATTTGGGAGAGTGTCGGCGTGTCCTGGCAGCGCATTTGGCCGCGACTAGTGTAAAGTTCCTGGGCGAAGGGGTATCCCGTGCCCGTAAAGGGTTGCGGTTCAATAGCGGAACGCTCAGGAAGAACACCATGACTGCACCGAATCCAACTCCCAACCAGATGCCAGGCGCACAGCAGCAGGCTCCGAATCCTCAACTGCAGGAACCTGTTTCGACCGGCACGCCACCGCAGCAGCCACCGGCTCAAGCTGCACCGGCCCAGCAGGAAACTCCCCCGGCCGCACCGCCCGCAACGGACGCCAAGCCGCCGGAGGACAAGACTGACTGGAAAGCCCACGCCCGCACCTGGGAGGCTCGTGCGAAGGAAAACGCCGACGCCGCAGCGAAGTTGGCCGAAATCGAGGCAGCCAAGCGCACCAAGGAAGAGAACGACGCCATCGCCCTGGCCGAAGCCAACCGGCGGGCCGAGGCAGCCGAAGCCAACCTGCTACGCGAGCGGGTAGCTCGCGAGACAGGCGTTCTCCCAGACTTTCTCACTGGTGGTAGTGAGGAAGAGATGCGCGCAGCAGCAGCCAAGGCGCTGGAATGGCGTGGGCCGCAACAAGTTACGCCACCTGAACCCCCCAAGCCGCCCACGGCGGCTGTATCTGCTTCGACGGTCACCTCGTCTGACACCATGGGCACCGGCCCAAATGGCATACAGCAGTTGACAAGAGAGCAGTTCGTCGCACTACCGCCAGCGGAACGCATGAACGCGGTACGTGCAGGCCAATGCGCAAACCTGGGCATCGGAAAGCCACAGGCGCAGCGGCGCATGGGTAATGAAGTCGAACTCGCCGCTCATGGCGGCAAGCAATAGCTTGAAAGGGGTGACGCCACATGGCAATCACCAATTTTATCCCTGAACTTTGGGCGGCTGCGCTGCTCGAAGTCTGGTGGAATGAAACGGTTTTCGCCGCTCTGGTGAACCGAGAGTACGAGGGCATCGCCACTCGCGGTAACACCGTGAACATCACTGGCGTTGTCGTGCCCACGGTTACCGACTACGCGGCGGCAGGACGTACCACCAACGCGCAGGACATCACCGACACCGGCATCCAGTTGACCATCGACCAGGAAAAGTCAACCGACTTCTTCGTTGACGACATCGACCGCGCTCAGGCTGTCGGATCGCTGTCGGCCTACGCGGACGCGGCAGGCGTTGCGCTGGTTGAGGATTCGGACAAGTTCATCGCCAACATGATGGTCGCGGGCGGAACTCCGGCAACCATCTCGGCGGCGACCTCAGCCGACTTCGTTGGCGGTCTGCCGACAACCGGCGACGACGCGTTCAACATCATTCGCGATCTGCGTAAGCAGTTGAACAAGAACGCAGTTCCCTCCGCGAACCGCGTCGTGGTAGTCAACGCCGAATTCGAAGCCCTTCTGCTGGCCGCGAATTCAAAGCTGACGACCTTCTACCAGAGTGACGACACCGCAGGTCTGCGCAACGCGACCATCGGCCAGTTGCTGGGCAACCGGATCGTCACCTCCAACAACCTACCCGCGCAGAACACGCCACAGGCGGTCGCATTCGCGCCTCGCGCAGCGGCTTACGTGTCGCAGATCGACCAGGTGGAAGCGATGCGAGCCCAGACCAAGTTTGCCGACCGCATTCGTGCGCTGCACGTCTACGGTGGCAAGGTGGTCCGGCCCATCGGTGTCGCGGTCTTCAACGGCGGCGGCTCCTAAGCCCCGTCAATTACCTTCTCCTGAAAGGGGTTTGGAACAATGGCACTCTCTGCACTTGCTACCGCTGGCCATGAGGCCGGAGACGCGGCAGAAGCACTGGCAGTCGGCAGCGTGGCGGCTGGCATCGTGGCGGTGGTTACCGGCGCGGAGCCGCAGCCGGGAAACGGTGTGATCGTTGAGGTTTCGTTCACTGTGGACGACTCCGGCGGCACGCCCCCCGGCGGCGACATCGCATCGGGGCACACCTTCACGGTCACCCAGAACACCACGGCAACCGGCGTCGGCGGCGCGGTCGCGGGACTGGCTGTCCAGTCCACCCAACAGGGCTTCACCCTCACGGGCACAGGCACTTTGGCCGCGCACACGATGTACCTGTTCACCTGGACTGGGTAACCCTGAGTGAGTGCCCCGGCCACCGAGATCCCAGACCTTCCTGAGTTCATACAGGAAGGCCCACTGGCGCTGTGTTCACTGGCGGATATCGCTGGGACGCTTGGCTTTACGGACAGTTCGTTTCTGACATCTGCCCAATTGGCCAGGATTCCCTACCTGCTGGCGAAGCTGTGCCGGTTGTTTCGGATCGAGGCTGGACGCGAATTCACGCCTGGCACAACGACAGTCGATATGATGACGCTGGCCGGGTACATTCAACTCCCAGATCCCTTGGGAGACACCGGGGAAGTCACTGAGATCCTGACCCGCGACGGGAAAGTTGTTGACCCAAGCAACTATTCGGTCAAGGCGAATGATCGCGTGTGGATCGAAGAGCCGACGCTGATCGGCAAAGAGCGACCGGGCTCCGGCGTTGTCTACACCGTCACGTACACCCACAGCGCCCCGGTGCCGTGGGATGTGCGGGCGGCGATGGCGGCAGCCGTGGCCCGCTACCTCACCGTCGATCCCAATTCCGCTGTGGCACAGTCAACCTTCCTATCGGCGGAAGGGTACCATCAGCGGATCGCAGCATGGGTGGCCGATGTGGTCAAGCTGAATCCAGACGACATCGCTCTGGCCAAAGCGCACCGCCCGTACCGTGTCAACATCATCGTGCATAAGCTACCCGGCGGGCTGCAGGGCCGCACCGACTGGTCAATGTGGACCTGGGGTGGGGTGACGATATGGTAGCCCCGTTCCCGTCCAAGTTCGAAATCCAGTGGCGCACTTGGGAATCCGGCGGGACTGACCCGCTGAATAACCCTATCGACACCTGGGGTGACCCGTTCCCGGTGAACGTCATCGGATGGACGAGCCGCCGGGTGCTGAGCCGCGACGGCGAGCACGAAGTGGAAGACACCGACCATCTCGACCTCATGGTCAGCTTCAACTTCACTTGGCAGCCAAAGGATCACGCCATCATCCCCGGCCGGGGCGAGTACATGGTGGAGGGCATCAAGGACGCCGGTCACGGCTTCCATGGCTGGCAACCAGGCACCACGCTCTCTCTGCTACTGGGGGAGGGATGATGGCCGTCGAGATCGAGTGGAACGAAGAGGGCTGGGACGAGATCGCAAGGCGCGCAATCGAACAGGTCGCGGTGCCACGCTGCCAGGCTATTGCCGACGCGTGCAACGAGAAGCTGGAAGAGCGCGGGCACCCAACCCACAAGGAAGGCGACGAGCCTGGATACATCGTCGGCGTAGAGGGCGGAAAGCCGTTGAAGCGCCACGATTATCGGTCCACGGTGATCACGAAGACCAACGAGGCCATGGTGGACAACGCGGAGAACAACACGTTGATCTACAACCTCAACGCGGGACAGGAGTAGCGAAATGACTTCTCCCGCACCGTCTCCCATCTACTTCCCGCTCGTCGTAAAGACATTGGTTGACTACCTGACCACCGACTACCCGCAGTCAATGCTGACGGGTGTGCCGGACGCGCAAGGCAACACGCCGGTCGCGTGCGTGATCGAGTCCGAGGTGCCAAACCCAAGGCCCCCCAGGCTCGTAACGCTGTTCACCGCTCCCGCAGCAGGGCCGCAAAGTCTCGTGCTGTCTACCCGCCGGATCATCGCAAACATCTACGAGGGAAGCGAATTCGTCACGGGGCAATTGAGCGAAACGCTCAGAGGGTTGATCGTAGATAGCAAGTACAGAGGGATAGGGATCAAGAGCGTCAAGGTGATTGGGGAGCCCGCGAAGTTCCCGACACCCGCTGAACCCTATCGCTGGCAGTTCACGGCAGACGTGATGGTACGTGCCATCGCGGCTCCATGGTCCTGAAAGGGGTTGTGCCACTATGGCTCAGAACAACGCATTGATTTTTTCCGCCGATCCTGTTGTAGGCGGCGGGCTTAGGGTCGCTCCCATCGGGACCGACCTGTCCTTGGTCGAATCCTTCAACGCCTCAACAGATTTGACCGGGCCGACCTACGATAGCTGGATCGACCTTGGCAACATGGGCGATGACGGCTTCGTGGAGAAGCTGGCCAAGAAGAACGACAAGAAGCGCAACTTCGGCGGCGACATCGTAAAGATCGTCCAGTCGGAATTCGACGCCACCCTGACCTTCACCTTCATGGAGTCGATCAACGGCCTTGTGCTGCAGGCGATCTTCGGTGAGGCCAACGTCACGATCACTCCGGCCACCGGCTCGCACGGCACCCAGGTGATGGTGAACAAGAACGACCTTCGCATCCCCGACCAGTCCTGGCTGATCGACACCTACGACTCGGAAACCCAAGCGCGCTACCGCAACTGGGTGCCCGACGGCATGGTGTTCGACGTTGGCGACATCAAGGTTGCGACGACCGACATCATCTCCTACAAGATCACCCTGCAGTGCTTCCAGACCCTGCTGGGCGACGGCACCAAGGCAGCTATCCGTACCTGGACCGACGACGGCATTCTCGTCACCGGAAGCTAACTGTATCGGGCAGGGTCCGGTAACGGTCGCCGGACCCTGCCGCTGCCAGACCGACACTCTCCCAAATGGGAGGGTGGGCAACGAAAGGTAACTGACACAATGGAATTCGATGCGAGAATCAAGGAGCCTGACAAGGTTGGATGGTCGTGTAAGGTCATCCTCCCTGACGGCGACACGCTGGAACTGAAGTTCCGCGACTTCGCCAATATCCCAGGCCGCATCAGCCTGGATAACGTGGCCGACCAGACCTCGCAACTGTGGGGCTCGCTTGACTGGGGCCTGATCGAGCCGAAGCACTGGCCGGTCAACGACTCAGAAATGAGCGGGCTCAACCTCTTTCGCCAATTGCCGATGGCTGTCGTGATGAAGATCCACCGGGCGTGGCAGAGGGAGGCTGGTGTTTCTCTGGGGGAATCCGAAGACTCCAAGGACTCATCCGAGAGCACGGAGACGAGCTAGAAGCTGACCTGATTGACGCAGGCTTACGGTTAAGGAACTGTCCTAGTGAGGATTTCAACTGGCGCGACTTGCGGATCTTCGTCAAGTTCGTCAGTATCCGAAGTCACCTGTACCGCAAGCTGTTTCCCGAAGCGGCCGACTGGGATCTCACAAACCAGTTGGTGGCATCGTTCATTGACGTTGTTCGCATGCAGTGGTGGCAACGCTGCGGCGGCGACGAAAGTGGTTCGCCGCCACCAGATCCCATCGAACGCCCCGGCGTCAAGAAGCGCCAGGGCAGCCACCGACGCGGCAACGCGCCACGCAGCGAGACGAACAAGGTACTGGGTATGCGACTGGACAACGAGTCCGACCCAGACCGGGAGAAGAAGATACGCAACCTATTCCGCGCTGGCTCACGAGGGCCGGTGCGCGACCTCAGTAAGGTCAAGGGGGTGAAATGAGCCAGCCCACAGGCGAACACGCGTCAGGCGTCAAGCTGGCGTCGGCCTACGTTGACGTATCCGCGCATACCAAAGACGGTATGAAGGACGTTCACCAGGAACTGGATAACGTTGCGGCGCATGGCCAGAAGACCGGCCAGACCATCGCGGAAGCCCTCAACGCAGCCGCCGTCAAGTCCGGCACGTCCATCAAGCAGTCCATCGGTGACTCGCTGCTGGCGGCGGCGGATGAGAACGCTGGCAAGGCCGGTGAGATGCATGCGCTGAAGTTCGGCGCTGGATTCCAGAACGTGTTGCGGCGCAGCAACTTCGGGAGAGAATTCGGCTACGTCTTCGCCGGGGCTGACCCCATAGCGCAGGTCCACGGCGAGAATGTGGCCAACAGTTTCATGGGCCGCTTCGTCCAGGTCATGGGACTCAACCGGCTCAAGGCCGAGGCCGAGGCCGAAAAGACCGGCACCGCAATAGCTTCCAAGATGAAGAGCGCGATAGGCGATGCCGGTGAGGGCTTCGCGTTCGGGGAGTCGTTCAAGAAAGCCTCAGAAGGCTTGCACGGCTTGGGTTCTCAGATGGGCGAGGCCGGGGAGCAGGCCGGTGCGCTGGGCGAGAAGATCGGCGGCATCGCCGCCCCGCTGGCCATGTTCGCAGACCCTGAGGTGCTGGGCGTCGGCGCTGTGCTGGGAGTCGTTGGCGCAGTAGGGCTTCTGATCGACAAGGTGTACAAGCTGGGCGACTCATGGGAAGAGACAACCCACAAGCTGCAATGGTCAACCGGCGCGACCGGCGAGCAGTTGAAGGCACTTGAGGGCAACGTCAAAGCCGTCTATGCCGCAACAACTTTGGGCAAAGATCAGATCGCCTCGATAGCCGCTGGCGTTTCGACCGCGTTCAAGGACTCCGGCCAGGGCATCACCGATGTGACCCAGCGCCTGGCTGAGCTACAGGCTCGCGGCGACCAGATCGACATGAACTCACTTGGCAACGCGTTCAAGGGTTTTCAGATCACCGGCAACGCCCAGGCCCAGGTGGATGTCCTAAACGCGTTGCACACAGCCAGCCAGAAGACGCAGCTACCGATCAGCACCCTCTCGGAGTCGCTGGCACGCGTGGCCCCAATCGCCAACCAGTTCAAGCTGAGCATCGGTGACACCGTAGGTGTGCTGGCCCAATTCTCACAGGCCGGTATCAATCCGCAGAACACCCTGTTTACGCTGAGTCATGCTGCGCAGCAAGCGACCAAGACCCACCAAGACTTCGCCACCGTACTACGCAGCGAGCTAGACCAGATCCGCAACGCGCCCGATGACCAGACGGCGCAATCACTTGCCAAGAAATTCTTCGGACCCACCTCCGGTCGCGGCGGCGCGGCGCAGATGGTGCAGGCGGTACGCAACGGGCTGACCCTGGACCCGGCCGTGCTGGCGCAGTACGAGAACGTCGGTGACTCCATCGACAAGGACTACAAAGCCACCATGACATGGGGCGACCAGTGGACCTTGTTCAAGCACCAGATGTCAGATGCGTTGGAGCCCACCGGAACTGAGCTACACGAGAAGGTAGCCAACGTCATGGAGGGCCTGGTCGGCTACCTGACGGCACACCAGGCGGGTATCACCGCGTTCACCAACTCCATCGTGGACGGATTCGAAAAGGGTTCCAGCGCAATAGGTCACATGGCCCAAGAGGCGCTGCCGTCGATTCGGGCGGCGATTGATTACCTCAAGCCCAGCTTCGAAGCGATGCAGCCGCAGCTACACCAGTTCGAAGCAGCCTTCGGCCCTATGGCCGCAGCCATCGGCAAGGATCTCCTGCCGGTCGTGGAAGCCCTTGGGAAGACACTTGTTTGGGCGCTGGGCGAGGGCCTGAAGGCCATGCCGCCCATCTTGGATGCGCTGACCCAGATGGAGAACGCCGTCAAGACAGCGGCCGACTGGCTGCACAAGAGCTTCGGCCCCGCGCTACACGACGATCTGAAGAACTCTCAGGACGACTTCAACGGCGTGAAGAACATCGTCAAGGATGTGCTCACCGTCCTCAAAGATGTTGGCACAGGCCTACATGACGTGTTCGAAGGCATCAAG